TCCACGGACGTACAGATAGAGTATTACCCCAAAACGGCATGTTACCCGCGAGCATTCCTGCTCAAACCACGGCAACTGCTTCTGCTAGACCATCTCAGTCAACAGCGAATGCCAATACGATCACGGGGAAAGAGCAGTTCTTAATAGGCGAACTAATCAGACGTGGTTTTAAGGATGTGCAAGTAGCCGCGATAATGGGATCTGCAATGCAAGAGTCTACATTAAATCCAAGCGCACGAGAGAAGGGGGGTGCAGGACTTGGTCTATTCCAGTGGACTGATTCCTTCCGCAGGAATCAGGTTCCTGCACTTACGGGTAACTTCCAAACAGATGCTAAAAATCAATTAGACCTCTTCCAAAAGGAACTCGCTTCAACTGAGAGTGTTGCCGGTACTGCCTTGAGAAAGGCGAATACTCTTCAGGAAGCTGGCGCGGCTATGAAGCAGTATGAACGTTATGGTAAAGCGGGTAATAGATATAAATACATGGAAGAGTATTATAATCGTATAAAGAGCGGCAATCTACAAGGAGCGCCTAGTTCAGGCGCTCCTAATGCGCCAGGCGGTACTAGCGGTGGACTGAATATTCCACTCCCCGAGTACGGATCCACCGTTGATAATCCGCAGCACATGCGGACGATTACAGACTTAGAGAACAAGCTGGTTGCTAGTACTCAGAAACTAGCGGATCTCCGTGCTTCTCTTGCTGACATCGGCAATTCTAAGAACTTTGAAGCTGTCGGTAAAGCATTCGAGCAAGCGCTTCCGGGGAAAGAGGACTTCGAAGCGATGGAAAGTGAAATGTTCGGCACAATGCAGACCATTGCCGCATTAGGCACCGCCACTAATGCAGCCTTCGACCCAGAAGCTTCCAAGCTCACTGTGGAGCACGCAAAGAATCGCATGATTGCAGAACGCGAACTAGCTCAAATGAGAGCACACATTGCTGGTGATACGCGACTTACAGACCAAGAAAGAGTAAAGATGCAAGAAACACTCAACGGTATAGCTGCTAAATACAATGAGACTCAAGCACGGACGCTTGAACTCAAGCAACAGCAGCTAGGTGCCGAGCGGGCTCTTGCTTACATTCAGGAAACCCAGCAGCGCACTCAGCAACTGAAACAATCGGCTGGAGATAACCGGAAACGAGCTGAGATGCGGCGTAGCGGGATGCGACAAGAAGACATCGACTACCAAATGCAAGTTGATGCGATTAATCGTGATTATGAAGAAAAAGTAAAGGGCTTTAGCTCAGTCAATCCCATGGCTAACAAGATCGGGCAGGCTTTTAATGGGTCAGTAGATACTAGCTTTCTCGCACCAGCACTCCCAGCTAACAACATCGTCCCCACGACGGGTAAATCTACCCCCGGCACTACAGCAGCCACAACCCCGAGCACGAATCCACTTACAGCTATCACAAGTGGTTTCTCTCAGAACATTGTAAAAGTAGAAGCCGCAATGTTTTCTGCTGCTGCCACTGCATCGGGGACCTTAGGACCAGCCCTTACTGCTGCTCTATCACCTGAAAGTCTCCCAACTCTGCTGGGTGATCTATCAAAGATCGGTACTGAAATAACGGATCCTTCTGGCGGTCTACGTGCGCAAGCAGGACAGGCGAAAGAAGGTCTCTTAGCAGCGGCACAAAGTGACTACGAAAGTGCTAGAGCCTTAAACAGCCCTATTCTACAACTCGTCGGACAGTGGCGGCAAGAATTAGCCGATACTGAAGGCATGGTTGCTAGCCTTGCTGGCACGATCCAATCAGAGCTCTCCGGTGCCATGAGCACCAGCCTTATTGGACTCGTCAACGGCACCAATACGGCGAAAGAAGCCTTCGGTTCGATGTTCCAAAGCATCGGTAAAACGATGGTCGATACCGCAACACAGATGCTGTCGAAATCTCTGATGACAGGTCTGCTGGGCGGTGGGGCACCGGGCGGCGGCCTCCTCGGCAGCATCTTCGGTCTCGGTGGCGGTGGCGGCGGCGGTGGCCTCGGGAGCCTCTTGGGAGGCCTCTTCGGTGCTCGTGCTGCTGGTGGTAACGCGGACGCTAACCGTCCCCTCCTGATTGGTGAACGCGGCCCTGAGATCTTCGTACCCGACATCGGTGGCCAGATCGTCCCGAATCACCGCAGTCAGGCCTACGCCGCGATGTCCAGCCCTATTGACGACGGCGCTTTTCCAGTAACGCAGAAAGGCGGCACAAATATTGAGCCCTCAGACCCCTTTGCTGCTAACAAGAAAATTCTCGATTCAATCGCTAGTGTGTCGCAGAAGCGCAATGCAGATAAGTCTTTATCAGCTATCGGTGGTTCTGCAGAGATTAAATACAGTCGCGTCAACTCAGGTGACCTACCCTTCATCACCGAGGACGATGCCTTGCGAATAGCCAAACAAGCCGAAATGAACGGCGCTAAGATGGGTCAACAGCGCACCCTCGCGGCTCTGCGCAATAATCCCAGTACAAGAAGAGGTATAGGCATCTAATGCAGATCGCGATTGGTACTTATATTAACTTCAGATTGTTCGCCGGTGCTGATACGGGTTACGCCTTCCAGAACTTCCACACAAATGCGACACGTAGCTATGGAGGAGTGAACTATATCTACGCTGGTTTTGGATTTAGCGGCACAAGTATCGACTTACAGGGTAGTTCCATCGAGGCTCAGCTAGTGTTTGCTGTTAGCGATCTGCTGCTGTCTTTTATTCAGCAGGCTGCTGATGATCGGTGGATCCTCCGAGTGCGGACAGTTTGGTTAAACCCTGACTCACTGGTGGAAACCTCCACCTTCATGGAGGAAATTTATCAAGTCAATGGTTTTCAGCATGATGGTAGCCGCTTAAGTCTCAAGCTGGGTAGTCCGTTAGATGCTGTTAAAAGTCATATTCCAAAACGGACTCTTAGACAAGAACTTGTTGGTTCTCTACCTTCCTCGGGGCAGATTAACTTCTGATGTCATTAACCCCTTACAAAGGTCATATTGTCCTTCTCCCTGAAGACAGGGAGCTCATTGATGTCTTAGGTATCACTGAGGAGGAGTACCGCTCCTTTGTTCGAGAGGCGATGAAGCGCTCTCGGATTGAACCAGGGAAACCGCAGGCGCTACTCCTCATACCTTTTGTTGCAAATCTTGTTATAGGTCTTGCCCTTAGCTATGTAGGCAATCTTCTCGCCCCTAAGAACACAGGGGGCAAGGGACCGAATATCCGACAGACCCAGAAGCAGGGTCAAAATATTGTAAGCCAAACAGAATTTGCCCCTAAAGTTGGCTTTGATTCACTACAGAACGTAGTAGAACTCGGCTCAAGTGTTCCCGTCATTTATGCAAAGAGGGAAGTCATCAATGGTTTTACATACGGTGGAGTACGTGTTAATACAAACCTCGTTTGGTCCCAGATGCAATCCTATGGAGGTAACCAACTCTTTAGGGCAATCTTCTTAATTGGTGAAGGAGCTATCGGCGCTCTTGACCCAACTCAATTCGCTTTTGGTGATAATACGATTAACGGCTACGATTTAGGACTAGGTAATTCTTCCAATAGTAGAGTTACCTTTTATCAGAAAACCAACGGCGGTCGCATCACAAGCGCTGATCGCATAGCGGGCCGAACAGCAGATAAAGATCCAGGTAACGCCCAGAACCAGGGAGCACCTGATGTCTTCCATGTGCAGAGTATAAATAATGAATGGAGACCCGACTTTTGCTATTCATACAAACCGGCCACTCAAACGCAATTCGGTGTCTATTCACCTATTGGTGTTGGCTTAGGCTACCGAATTAACCCCAGTATGCGTCCCGCTGTCGCAGTGCGGACAGTCCCCGAGGGCGATAAAGGAAAAGTCAAATTACAATGTGATAAAGATGGTGTAGCACTAGCGCAGCGTAACAAGTACAATACTAAGTTCAAATCACGTAGCGGTATCATCCGTATTAATGGAGTCAACTTCAACAATGATGACGGAGAAACTAGAACACTAAATGTAAACGATACTGTTACTTACTTCCTTGAACGTAGGAGCGATGCACGGCGTGAATTTAGAGGTGGGCAACCTGGCAATGACCACAAAGAGACTTGTAATGATGTTGCTCAAGCAGTTGCAAGCCGTCAGAAGAACTGGGACGACTCCTGTTCTATCGGGGATCTCTACAAGCTCGGGACTGCTCAACTGATATGCGAATCACGCTCTCCCATTGATGAAGTCTTCTCCTCCGAGGTCGATCAGGACCCGATCGGCGGCGGACAAGACATGGCGGTCACCTTCCGTGTCGTCAAAAGCGGCATAGCCGAACTTACCAGCCTTTCTGGAGTTGGCACAGGCACTTCAAGATCACATCTCTTGAAACTGTCTATCTGTGCTTTTACTTTATCAAGGGCTACTCAAGTTATCGAACTAGGCTTCAAAAGCACCCTCGGTATCCGCATCAATGGCTTATGTAATTTTAAAGATGCGATCAGTCATAGAGAAATCGACGGCAGAGCATGCGAACACTACAGAAATAGAGTATTCGGCAAGGGGCAGAGCCTAGGACTGAGCAATTATTCCTCCGGATCCTTTTCAGGATCAGAGCGCCGCTACTCCTTTTTCCGTATTGGTTACCGTGTAGCAGGCAGCACCGACGCTTATATCTACATGAGTCAGTGCTTCGGTTTTGCCGGAGTAACGCAACAGAACCAATTCAACTATATCCGCCTTCAAATGCCCAGATTTGAAGTCTGGGAGTTCAAGATAGAACCCTTATCAGGTTGGGAAATACGTTCTAACCAGGCTACAGGATCATTAGAAGTTCTTGATGCGAAGATTAGTCAAACCAGAACTGTGTGGTCTTCTGACGTTGGCGCTACATTCAATGGACGGGCCATAAGCCGGGAAAGAAAGACCTTTCAAATGGCCTGTACGAGAGATCGTAATCTAGGTGTTGAGAAGCAGGATACACGAGATTATGCAGACGATTGGGGTAAGTTAGCCGAAGCCTTCGTTTATGACGAGATCCAAAGCTCAGCTCGCACTCCTGAGCATGAATTAGCGTACATCAATATTATTACACCTAATACTGTAACGCCTACTTATGATAATCTAGCGCTTATTGGCATGAATATTCGGAGTAGTACCGAATTTTCACAGCTGAAACAGCTTTCCGTTTACGTTACTAGCGGCTTAGGAGGATACCACACTTTCCCACAAGTCCTACAAGATCTCTTATCTAACTCGCGCTACGGTCTCGGTGCGACCCTAAGTGCAGAACAGATCGACAATGATCTACTGCTGTCGGCTACATCGTGGACATACTCTCGCCGCTACTTCTGGGATGGCGCTCTCCCCGAGCCCGTCAACATCCGGCAGTGGGCCAGCACTACAGCACCCCATTTCCTACTCGAATTTGTAATCAAAAATGGTAAGTTTGCTTTACAACCTGCCGTTTATTTTAATCAGCCGGAAGTAATAACTAATCTATTCACAAGTGGAAATATTCTGGAAGACTCTTTTGAATTTTCTTATGCTGATACGGAAGAACGTATACCGAAACGAGTTTCTGTAAAGTGGCGACACGAAAGACCGGCGAATACAAATGATTCAGCTGGGATTTTCCCATTAATCCGTGAAATTAATATCCGTGAGGTAGGCACGCCCGCTGATGCTCCGCTAGAAACCCTCGATTTAACCGATTTCTGTACCAATCAGGAACATGCAATAGATGTTGCAAAATACATTTGTAGAGTTTCTCGTCTTGTTACACACTCGGTATCTTTTAAGACTGTCCCAACAGAAGCCGGCCTGGAAATCGGTAGATGTTTCAAGCTAGGCCTTGAAACAGTCAATTATGCACAACCTAATAACGGTGCTATAAGTTCTGACGGGACGATTACAAGTATAGATCCGATTTCTAATGGTACTTATGATGTACTACTGTGGAATGGCACTACAAATGCGATTCAGCAGGTTCAGCTTAATGTAGTTAATGGAAAGGCGACGAATTTCTCAAACGCTGTCTTCTGTATAAAAACTGCTACAGTATCTACTGTAGCCTACAAAGTTCAATCACTTTCTTTTGACGAGGAAGGGAATCTGCAAGTAGAAGCTTCTGTCTTCCCTCTTAAATCAAATGATTACAGCTTAATTACCGAAGGTTGGGAAGTCCCAGGAAACTGGATTATAGAAGGCGAAATTGCCGGAGGAGAAACAGACGCATTTGAAGAAGCCTTCTTCGATGGCGTTAACATCCTTGGTCCCAGCTCTTTAACCAAGAATGTAGCCAATGAGTACACTGCTTTAATCAGCGGAACCGTTGGGGTTTACACGTACCAATGGTCTACAACCAACTCTGGCGTCACTTTTAGCGCCCCTACAGCAGCGACTACACAAATTACAGCCGCGAATGAAGGTAATGTGCAAATACAGGTTACGGTTGCACAAATCCTGCCTGGGGGAACTGGGAATACAGTAACGCAGACCAAAACAATAGAAGTTCTAGGTGCGAATACACTTCTTAACCTTATTGGAGATGTAGAGATTAAAGGGCCCGCTACTGTTGGGACAGACATACCTGCTGTTTATACTGTCGAATACACAGGACAGTCCACGCCTATCAGTAGTACTTCTATTCAGGTTGGGGGGTCTTACCAGATACGAAGTATAGGTACTACGAATTTCACTTTAATCGGCGCACCTAGCAATACGGTAGGCACAGTATTCACAGCCACGAATGTCGGGACGGGCACTGGAAGCGTAACCGATCTCGATGATGTCTTCATTTCATGGAATTGGGATTCCACAAACTTAGGCGCAGATGTAGACATCACCGAGTCCGGCGCTCCGATAACAGGTGTCACGTTCCTTGCGGGTGGAACATACAATCTCAGAGTTACTCTTAGCTCAGCGACAGCCGCTGATAGCCCTAAAACAGCAACTTTGTCTGTTGTTGTTGATGCCCCGACTATCACTGTAGTCGCGACAGATCCTGATGCGAATGAAGTAACACCGCCAGCGGTTGCAGATGGTGGGCTTTTTACTTTAACTCGCACAGGACCAACAACAAATCCATTAACTGTAACTGTAGCCCTAACCGGAACGGCTATAAATGGCATCGATTACACTCATTCTTTACTGACTAACGCGCCATCTGCTGGTTACAAAGTTGTATTCCAAGCAGGGTCTGCCACAAGTCTGATTCCTATCACCATAACTCCAGACGCCCTCACAGAAGCACCTGAGACAATTACATTAGAAATAGTCAGTGATCTGGGCTACGAATCGGGTACTCCTTCTAGTGCAACCATAGTTATAAGAGAAAAGGCTGGACCTAATCAAGTCTTTGCAGGACCTTCTACAGGGATAGACTCTGCTCCACCGTCCTTCAGACAATTAACTACTAATGATTTACCTAGTATAGGCACTGCGGGCACTTACACCAAAGTCACTACAGACTTAAAAGGCCGCGTTATTTCGGGTTCTAATCCTACAACCCTCGAAGGATACGGAATCACAGATACATATACTTCAGAATATATAGACGCTATGGTGCAAGGGCTAAAGCCTAAGCAACTTGTACGAGTCGCTACGACAACAAATATCACGCTATCGGGGGCGCAGACTGTTGATACTGTCACTACTTTAGCTGCAGGCGACCGTGTCCTGGTAAAAGACCAGACTAATAAATCTCAGAATGGCTTTTACAACTACAATCCAGCAGGAGCATGGACGCGCACAGCGGACTTTGATGAATGGTCAGAAGTCCCAAATGCTTATGTATTTGTTAGAGAAGGTCTGGTCAATGCGGGCGATAGTTTTGTCTGTATAAGTGGCAGCAATTTGTTTGGTGCTAGTGAAATAGGCTCTTCAGATATTGAATTTATCTTATTCAGTACTGCTCTTGAGGTATTTGTTTCAACAGGCCTTAATAAAATAGGAAACACTATATCTCTGGCCAATACCTCTGTTACTGCAAATAACTACGGAAGCGCTTCTCAAGTTGCGACATTCACTGTCGATGCGCAAGGACGCCTCACTGCTGCAGCGAATGTCGCTCTAGGTATCGGTACGGTTGCCAATAAGCCAATTATTACAGGCACCGGCGGAGCTTTGGTCGCAGGATCTTTTGGCACAACAGCTAATACTTTTTGTGAAGGTAACGACAGTCGTCTGTTAACTGCTGGAACAGTAACCAGCGTGGGACTATCACTCCCCACGAGCCTGTTCCAAGTAACCGGCAGTCCCGTAATTTCAAGTGGTGATCTCACCGCTACTCTTTCGCCTCAGAGTCCTAATCGAGTATTCGCAGGCCCCGCTGCGGGCGGTTTAAATTTTGCGCCTGTTTTTAGAGCGTTAGTAGCTGCTGACTTACCGGATTCTGGAGTTGTTGACGGGAATTATGGAAGTGCGAATGCTGTTCCTACAGTTACTTTAGATAAAAAAGGTAGAATTGTTTCTATTGTTAATACACCTATTGCCATTAGCAATACTGCTATTACTGGATTAGGTACTGCCTCCACGAGGAACGTTCCAGCAAGTGGCAATGCCGCAGATACTGAAGTCGTTCTCGGGGGCGATAGCCGGTTGAGCGACGCTAGAGCGCCGTTGTATGGGAATCAGAATCCGAATCTGGTACTCGCTGGACCATCTGCTGGTACTACTGCAGGAACACCAACGTTCAGAGTTTTAGTAGCTACTGATATACCAACACACAACCAAGATGCTTCAACTATAACCAGTGGAACACTCAGTTCAGCAAGACTACCTGCTTTTACAGGAGATGCTACCAGTACATCCGGTACGTCAGCTCTTACTCTTTCTAACACAGGTGTTACAGCCGGTACCTACAATTCTTCTACATCAATTACACCTTTTACAGTAGATGCTAAAGGCAGACTAACATCTGTCGGTACAGCAGTAACCATTACTCCAGCCTTTAGCTCTATCACTAACAAGCCTACAACCCTTAGTGGTTACGGTATTACAGATGCACTGTCAAACGGTAATCAGAATCCAAATCTGGTACTCGCTGGCCCTTCCACTGGCAGTACTGCAGGACCACCAACTTTCAGAGCTTTAGTAGCTACTGATATACCAACACACAACCAAGATGCTTCAACTATAACCAGTGGAACACTCAACGCACTGAGACTACCTGCTTTTACAGGAGATGCTACCAGTACATCCGGT